CCGCCCCCGACGAGACGTTCCACGTCATCGACGAGGACTACAACAAGATCACGCTTGCCAACGGCGCGGGCAATCAGCCAGTGCGTCTGGCTTACAAGGAGCAGACCATCTTCAACGCCGTGCTCCCTGTCCCGTCTGGTGTGCTGCCCGGCAGCAGCGATAACGTGCAGCGGTCCTACTTCATCACCGATGAAAAGGGAAACAAAATCGTCACACCGGAGGGCTACTACCTTGTGTGGGACACCGACGCCAATATGGCGAAAAAGGTTTCCTTGCAGGCGGGCGTTATCAATATTCCCGTCGTCTGCGGCGAAATCACGACCGGCACGCAGATCACTGTGACCGGCGTGACACTCAACAGTGACAGCGGGGAGAGCTACACGGCGGGGAACGACAACGGAACGATGCTCACCATCGACAGCAACCCATACGCCACACAGGGCATTTGCAATGACCTGTACACGGCTTTTAACGGGCTGGTGTATTTACCCTTTACGGCAACAAAATCGCTGTACGACCCGGCTACAGAGCTGGGCGATCAGGTAAAAATCGGCGAGCTTGTCCACAGCGTCATGTTCAACGTCAAGCTGACCCTTGACCACAATTTTCGGGCGGACATCGAAGCCCCGAACAGCGAAGAACTCAGTGAGGAATACCCGTATCTGTCCGAGGTGCAGCACCTGAAGCAGACCACGGAGGAACTGAACGGCGCGATTCAGAACGCCGCAAAGGAGCTGGCGGGCAAGGTCGATGATACCGCGCTGGCGGCTGAGATCGAGCGCGCGCAGGGCGTGGAGGTCGCCCTCAGTGAACGTATAGGTAGCGAGGAAAACCGTGCCAAAGGCGCAGAGGACGGCCTGTCCAAGCGCATAAAGAGCATTGAGGATTCCTCTCCCGGCGCTCTTGCACAGCGTGTCTCTACGCTGGAAAGCACCGTTTCGGGGCATACACAATCCATCTCCGCGCTGAACACAGCGATTTCCAACCATGCGTCGGACATCTCGCAGCTTGTGCGGCGTGTGCAAAACGCCGAGGACGACATCGACGCACTACAATCCACCGTAGGCGGGCATACGACAGCACTTTCGGAGGTGCAGGGCACCGTTACCGACCTGCAAACGCGCCTGACCACCGCCGAGGGTACCGTCGCGTCGCACGACACCGCAATCTCGACGCTTCAGACAAAGGTGTCCAATATTGAGGCCGCCTTGATCGACATCTATACCCGGCTGAACGCGCTTGACAGCGGCGGCACCGGAACTTAACCATAAGGAGGAAGAACATGGCTGACAAAAGAATCGCTGATTTTGCGACGCTTGAGGAAGCACAGGACGACGATCTCCTGCTTGTCTCGTCCGAAGGCGAAACCTATAACATGAAATTCGGCACCTTCAAGACGGCTGTGCAGGGCGACGCAGACCGCGCCGCTGCGGCAGCGGAGGCCGCCAAAGCCGCCGCCCAGCTCGCAACCGGTGTGTCCGACGAGGCCCTGAAGGCCGCCGAAGCTGCCGAAGCTAAGGCGCAGGATGCCAAAACGAAAGCGGCGCAGGCAGCGGCCAACGCACAAGCGGCAGCACAGTCCGCGAACTCTGCGCAGGAATCCGCCGCACGCTCTGAGCAGGCGCTTCTGGACGCGACGGAAGCCGTCGCATCCGTCAATGAGTTCGCCAAAGATTTCAACAACCTGAAAACTACCGTAAAGGGCAAGGTTGACGACGCCTATGTTGAGGACGGCTACCTGTATATGACTGCTGACGACGAGGTCGTTGTCGGCCCGCTGGGGCCGTTCTCTGGCGGCGGCGGAGGAGGCGGCGGGGACGCTGGCTCCCTGATCCGGATTGTCAATAAGCTGACCTCGCGGGCGTTCTCCGTGATGAACGGCGCGACCGTCGAGATCAAATTCAACTGGACGTCCACCGATACTTCCGACGAACAGCCCACCGGCGATGGCTCGGCAACATGGCGCATCAACGGGACGAAGGTAGCTACACAGGCGGTGTCGCAGGGCGATTGCGCCTTCGACGTTACGAAATACCTCACCCCCGCAAGCGCGAACACGATCAAGCTCACCATTGAGGACGCCTACGGCAACAGCAAGTCCTTCACTTGGACC